TTTGGTAGCCGAATCCTGCGCCAGATGTGTTGAAAGTGGCTCCTGCGTCGGTGTTTAGCTCACTGGAGCGACTCTTGAAAGTGATCGTTCCATTGGCAGACATAAAAAGATAGCCTTGTTCGCTTGTGGTTACTTGTTGCAAATAGTTCAAGCAGTTTGTGTCTTGGTCAATTAAATAAGCAAGACCGCCGCCAAGAGTTGAAGATCCTGTATCAATGGCACGCGCGCCTTGATAGTTGATTTCTGTGTAATTTAGGACGGTGTTTATACGAGCACCTGTGAGCTGTGATGCTGGGGTGACAGCGTTGATTCTTTGATTGGCAAGCACAGTGAATTGATCGCTGCAAGTGGCGTACATGGTGTCTTCGTTGCTGATCGCGTAGTCCAGATTCCAGTCTTTGACAACGCCTGTGTAGATCGGAATGCCGTTGGCGAGGATTTGTACCGGACATCGAGGCAGCACAAAAGGGTAATAAGGACTGGCAGTATTGCTCGGATTCAAGACTTGTGAAGCGTTGTCGAATGCGATGGTGGCTGTTCCAGCGTTGAATTGATCTAGCTCTCTGTTCCGTCCTCGAGTAATGTTCACGGACATCACAAGGCTTGTGAGATCAACCATTGTTACGCCGCCAAGTGTGCCTCTGCCAGCTGTCGTTAGAACGCCGTAGAACGAGTTATCTAAAAGAAAGGGGGTTCCGAAGCCTGTAGTTGATTGGAAGCCAACCAAGACTTGCATCGTTGGGGCACTCATGCAGAAGCAAAGACCTGTCCGCTTTGACGCTGTGCCTTTTGTATGGCTTCAATGATCTGTTGCCCGATTTGTGCTGGAGTGGATACGAGACCTGCATTGACAGTAATGTTGATGCCGCCACCAAGAACGCCGCTATTGCGTCCAGACAATGGCACGACCGCTTCAGGGCCTCGCTCGCCGATCAGTGCAAGCGTTGGCCCTGTCACGATTCCGCCGTTCGCGAGCATAGGGATTTCGGGAACCTCGAAGCCTTTACCGCCGATTACTGGGACCCAAGACGGAATGTTGAAAGCTAATTTGCCGACTGTGCTATTCCATAGTTTTGCAATGCCGTTGAAGAGTGTTTTGTAAATGTTGAAGATCGCGCCGAAGTAGGTGGTGAGTCCGTCAAAGACTGCTTTGCCGCCTTTGAGCATTCCTTGGAAGACAGTGTCTACGATCTTTCGGACGATGTCAAACTTGAAGTAGAGCGCGACAAGTGCGGCGATCAATACTGCAAGACCGAGTGTGATGAATCCGACCATTGCGATCTGGGCGGCTGTCAGGCTTAGTGCGAAGAGCGTATTGACAAGTGTGGCGATTGAGACTGCGGCGTTGAATAGCAATACTGCTGCCGAGACTCCAGCGATTGCTCCAGCGATGATGAGAAGTGTTTTGGTGTTCTCTTGCGCCCATGCACCAAACTTTATTAGCACTGGGAGCACTGCTTCAAGGGCTGGAAGTAGAGCTGCACCTAGAGATTCTTTTGTCTCTGCAAAGGCAATTCCTAGACGCTTCATTCCGCCTTCGGCTGTGGCGGCAGCTGCGGCGGATGCTCCACCGAACGATCCACCAAGGACATTGATGACATCATCAAGGGATGCACCGTCTTTGATCATGGCTTTGATCTCTGGCGATAAGGCTTGTAGACCTTTCATATTGCCGCCGTAAGCCTTGGCAAGAGCATCCGAGACTGTGGCTAGGTCTTTGCCTGATCCTGCGGAGATGTCTTGTGCAAGAGCGAGAGCTTGGTTTGCTGTGGCGATGTCTTTAGTACCGCGAACGAGTGATGCGAGTGCCGGGCGAAGTTCAGAGTCCGCGACGCCTGAAGCAAGACTCATCTTTGAGATCATTTCTTCGGTTGCTTTGATCTGATCGTCCGAAGCACCTGTCACATTCTCAAGGGCGAGCGCAAGCTGTACCTGTTCGGCTTGGTCTTCCATTGCCGCCTTGGTAGCACCAACTAGAGCAAAACCAAGACCTGCGATCGCGGCGGCTGCTGGGAGTGCAGCCTTTTTCATGGCGAATGATGCCTTGGCAGATGCGCCCTCGAGGGACTGGAACTCTTTGATCGCTTTAGAAGTTCCCTTGGCGTCAAACTCGGAAATAATTGGAAGGATTACAGCCATGACTATTGTGCTTTTAAGTCTCTACTTGTAGCTGCACCGACGCGATCCACTAGTTGCTCCATTGCGCTATTGAGATCTTCTTTGTGAGCTTCATATTGACGCCATACTACTCTCGACGCATCGCCATACTTGGCTGTTAGGTGTTGCCCCATTGCATTAGTTGTTGAGAAATCAAAGAATGAAGCTGCCGCGCCAAGCCACTTGATGGCAAAGGTGGTGAGGTTTACCGTATTTGATCGGAACTCTTTAGGCGGTTTGGTATTGATGTACGCCTTGACTTTATGTTCGGTAGGCCAAGGAAAGACATTGTACGAGCCTCGAAGATTCCAGTTTCGTTGCCAGCCAGATAATGGATAATTGAGCGGTATGGCTGACTCAATGTCGGACACAAGACCGGCTGTAATCCTTTTGTAATCTTTTGTAATCTCACGACGCAAAGACTTATCAATCTTGTTTAGCTCTTTGAGTGCTTCCTTGAGCCCGTAGATCTCAAGTCGAGTTTCAATCCCGTCAGCCATGTCACCTCTTTTTGTTTTGTTTTTCTAGCACTGCGACAATGGTACTTAGATCTCGCGTGTCGAAGGTGTCAGCGTAGAAAGTGGGAGCCCACCCTGTCGCGACTACAAGTTCGGCGAGTTGTCGCCTGTAGCCGCGTCCGTAGGGTTTGTATCAGTTGAGTCCTCTACGCCGATCTCGACATCTGGGTTCGCTTTGAGCCATTCGCGCCAAGTTGGGGGAAGTGTCTCGCCTTTGATGCCGAGCATGATGTACGCCCAGCAAGCCATGTCTGATGCACCGATTCCGCGTCCGTCGGAGACTCGACGGTTCTCTAGGCGTTCCCATTCAGAGATTGCAAAGAGGTTTGTGATGAGTAGCTCTTTTTTGTCTCCGCGTGTGAGCGTGAGTTTGATCTTCATTTTGTTTCCTTTCGTCGGGCCAAGGAAGGCCGAAGATTATGGGGTTACATCCACCGAGTAGACGCCGCCCATCGTTGTAATATCGACGGATTGCAACTCACCGAGAGAAGCTGATATCACTGGCAACGACTCGAGGTAGGTGTTTGTCAAAATAAAGGCAGGATTCGTAGCCGAATCTGCTGCTGTAGTCGGTTTCACAGTGACAACAAACTTCGTTCCGACAAGCGGTGCAAGCGTGGCGTAGGTAGCCGACGCTTCGTAAGAAAGAAAGAGAGTAACGGTCAATTCGTTATCCTCAAGGCCAGCTGTAAAAGTGTTGGCAGTGTTGCCGAAGACCGTGTCATTTAGTGCGGTCACAGTGCGAGTCAAGACTGCGCTTGTGCACCATCCCGAAAGGTCTACCGATCCAAACTTGACTTGCGGATTTGAGAGGATTGTTGAAGTGGCCATGATGAGTTACTCCTTGGAAGTGTTGGATTTAGTTTGACACATAATGAAGCCCAGAGTGTGGATTAGGCGGTTTGTACGACAGTCGTGACCGACAGCTCATAGGCAGGAAGCGTGGAGCCACCAATATCTAGGCTTGTGGGGCGTCCAGAGACTACGCCGATATTGAGTGCGTATATCTGGGCAAGGATATTGAGCAAGCTCTTTTGGGCGTCTAGGTTGCCGGGCCCGAGAGTGATGATCTGCAAAGTAAAGTTTAACTTGGCGACATTGTAGTTGTAGCCGTCAATGGAGTCGATATTGACAAACACTGAAGGCGGCGTGATATTGCGCGGATCGTTATTTACCTGTAGACCGCTTACCGTTGAGAGCTTTGCTACGAGATCATCGAAGCCTTCGTTGAAGAGATCTGTGTAGTTAGGTACAGCCATCAGGCGACCTGTGGGCGATCAATCCCGAGCAACTGGCGGATCATTCCGTTCAGACCTGAGACTGGAGTGACTCCCATATTTTGGAAGCTTGAGAATTGATCTACTGATCCGCGCTGGCGGTACAAGGCTCCACCATACATCTGGGTTCCCAACAAGACATCTTGTGAAGGCACAGTTGTTAGCGAGTCAATGTAGCCTGCTTCCATTCTGCGACGCCATGCAAATTGTGAACAAGCCGAAGCGCAAATAGTGAGGAACGCGGCGTCAGCTGCGGTTGCTGTGCCGATACCCAGCCAGTCCTCGAGCATTGCTGCGGTGACCCAAGTGCAAGTCTGGGTAAGTGTCAGAGTGCCGGACGAAGCCGAGCGCGCGACATCACTAGCGGTCTTTGCATAGAGCACCTGATTAGGGATGCTGACAAGCGGATTGAAGAGTAGATCGCCTTCTTCGTCTACGCCAATGAACGCATATTGCGGTAAGGCGTAGACCGTGAAGGTTCCATTGAAAGTTGCATCAACTCCAGTGATAACAACACTTGCGCCTACTTCAATCTCGGCTTCTGTAAGAAGCTGTAAGACTGCGTAGTTGCTTGTGAGTTGCTTGTGTGTGACCGTGTAAGAGGCCATAATCTCGGCCTACCTTTCGGGTCTTAGAAGGTCGCTTTGACGAACTTGGATGCGTCGATCATGAGTGTTGCAAGATAGCCGCGGAAGGCGATCGTGCGAGACAAGGTTGAAGGTACATCAACCGAAATTGCGCCCTTCTGCTGCTCGAAGATCTCGTAGCCCGAAGCATCGCCAACGATGACGGTGTCTGTTGCAAAGTTGCGATCGACGACTACTTGTAGACCGAAGGCAACGCCGTTTGGCTGTCCCGGTAGCAAGTTGCCAAATGCGTTCATTGGGCCCACTGCTGGAAACAATGGACGATCAGCTGTGTCGGTCAAGCCGAGCAAGTAGCCCCACATGTTCGGCGATACGAACAAGTGTGTAGGCAAGTTGCCGTTTGAGCCTGAAAGGATTGTTTGAGCTGCACCTGCGACAAATGCGCTCCACAATGCTGGATCGGTTGCATCAGCACCAAAAGCGCGGGTGACTGTTGCACCTGTCTTCAAGTTATCTGCTGCGACATTGTCCGTTTCGTTTGCATAAATGCGACCCATGTCGTCAAGCACAAGCGAGATGACTTCTGGCGTACTCCAGTCGATTGACTGCTCCGACAAAGTTACATAACCGCCGTAAGTTCCCTTGGTAACTTGGTTGTCTGTGACAACAAAAGTTCCTTGAGTAAGTGCGCTGTTCTCGGTTGCTTGGTTGCCGATTGAAGTGTGTGTTGTTACTTCTGGCCGGATGAAAACTTTGCCGCCTTGTGGCATTGCTTTTGCGCCGATTGCGTCAATGACTGGACGACGACCGATGAAGTTGTTGTAGACAGGTTGAACGATTGGCAGTGGAAGTACGCCGGGGATGTCGGTTGTTACGACATTAGGTGCGGCAGCTTCGATGCCTGCGCGCATTTCTGCAAACTTGTCGCCATTGGTGACAAACGCTGAAATATATTCGGCGGCTGATGGCATCTTGAACTCGCGCTTTGCTTGAGCAAAAATTGTTTGCGCTGCTTTTGATGCTTCGATGACTGCTGGGGTTTCGACTGTTTCGTTCATGGTTTCTGTCTCCTGTTGAGGTGCTTCTTGAATAGTAGTAACTTCTTCTTCTTCTGGGGTGGATGCTGCAACTTGCTGGATCGGTGCGTCAAAGGCTCCTCGAGCAACAAGTGAGAGTTCGCTCCACGATGCTTCTGTGACGATCATTGTGCCTTCTTTGTCGTACTTGAACTTGATCGGCTCAACGCCAACGGACACTTCTGGAAGAGCTCCATCCATGGCCAGAATGAGAGCTTCGTTTCCGAGTGTTGTTTCGGAGATCCGAGCGGCGAACATCATGCCAACTCCATCTACTTCTACGCGCTCGGTGACTGTGCCGATGACCTTGTCGGATTGGTGGTACATCTGAAGCGTTGGTGCGCGTCCGTCCACAGGCAGGGATCCGGGGGCGAACGCGACCATCGACCCATCACTTACTCGGGCAGGAGTGTTGTATCTCACTGCAATTCCCGAGATGGTGCGGCGTGCTGTTTCGCCTTGTGCGGCGTCAATAGTGAAAGATTCTGAAGTAAGTCTGATCATGTTGGAATCCTAACTTTGCATGAGGGCATCTGCGGGGATATCTGTTTCGTTGCTCATTGGGTCTGCCATGTTTCCGCCCATGTAAGCTTCTGCCAAGAAGTCTGAGACATCGAAGCAAACATAGGTTCCGTGTGGGAGCACATTGTCGGACGAGAGTGTCTCGGTGATGCAATCGGCGAGAGCTTTGCAAGCGTAAGTCCAAAGATCTACTCGAGACTGTTGGCTGGACTGGTACGAGTAAGCACCGATAGAGACCGAGAGCAAGTAGGACGGTACGCCAAGAATGCGACCAAGATCGCGCGCCGAATAATCTGCGGACTCGATCATAAGCATCTTGTCAGGTGTTGCCTGTGTTGGCACATACTCAAGAAACTCGTTGAGAGCTGCGGTGTTATTTCCAGAGGTGCGCGCAAGGTTAAATTGTGCTGCCAAGTCCGACAACTCTTGAGCTGATAGCGGTTCTCCGCCAGTCTGTTTCAGATAGCCCGAAGGCAATACCGACTGGGACGCTCGAAGCCGTGACTCTTCTACGCGGAGTGCGATCTCTACAGCGCGCGCCCCAGTCGAGTTCATTGATTGCATTGGTGAAATGAATTGCACAAGATCGCGAGGATCTAGCGTGATGCCGTTGAAGACAACTTGCTTTGATGGCCCAAAGAAGACTTCGCCTTGTTGGTCAAGTGTCTGCACCATTGCGGCAGGTAGTCGAGTAAAGGATGCTGGGTATCCATCGGCGGTGCGTGACTCAATCATCCAAAATGCGCGACCCTCAAAGATCAAGTCATCAATAGTCCAAGAGATGATGAATTGATTAGGAACGGACTGGTCAATTCGTGACAGCCATGCTCGAGGGGCGAGTGGCACTTCTTCCATTTCCTCGCCGTTCCACATTTCGCGGTACATCTCAAGTTTCAATCCCGAGATGGTGTCGCAGATCAAGTCTCTACCGCGGACGATGACTGGGAGTGTCATGGCTCGAGCGCGTCGCTGACCGTTTTGCCACGATACGAACGAGCGCAAAGGAGAATAAGACGATGCACCTACAGCCGCTTTGACAGAAGGTTCTACAGAGAGAGCAAGATCACGGGATTTTGAGAAGATGGCCATATCACATAATGCCACATAAGAAGAGGATCATGGTGGCACTCGCTCGGTCATCTGCGGTATCCCGACGACAGGCAAGCAAGCGAACGAGTGCCGACTTGATGCTAGTTGGCGATCAATACCATCGAAGGCTTTTGAGAGTTGCCCGGTCGTGCAGCTGCCGCCGCTCCCCAAATCATCGTCCTACATAACTCAATCGGGCCAGCTGACTTTTGTGACGAGACCGCAATAGATCCTTGAGTCCTCACCATGACCGCTCGACAGACATGCTCGGCGAGCATTGCTTCGCCAGTGTGAACTAGGCGACCTTCGCTAATCATGTTTCTTACAATGGGGGTGTATTGCAAGATCTCTTTGTAGCCCATGACGATCCGCTTACGCTCAAAGACTGGCGGACAGTGTGCGTCAATAGTTGGCGAGAAGATGAACTTGGTCGTGGGATCAGCCGCCGCTAATGCTCCGACATGCGCCCACAATTCTTTAGTGGTCTCGGCAGTGAAAGCAACGGAGACACAAGTACGACCGTCACCGAGAGCGACCGACTTTGTAGCAAAGTAGCGCGACTCGTCCATTGATGCCTCGACGGAGATGACGCCGCCAGAAGGGATCGGGCCGTGGTATTCAAGGTCTGGCCATAGATGGGTTTGGATCCACGACTGAGTTGAAGCGATCCACATATTGAGCGACGAGCGCAAGAAGTTTGAGCGGTCTGGATCTTGGGATTCGGCGCGCAAAGTATCAAGCGTCAAAGTGTGTCCAAGTGCCGGGTTCCCCCACGACCACGAAGACTCAAGCATTGGATCTACCGTCGGCGGCGGGCTCCATTCCGCAAAGTAGAAGTTAGAAGGATTATTTGTGTCAATTAGTCGAAGCGCGTTCTCTCGATGTCGGATAAAGAGTGAACTTGATTCGGTGCCGGCTGTGGAGAACATTGCCAAAAGTGGAGACCTGCGGACGCGCTGTGTCGGTATGAGTCCTGCCATTGTGATCTCGGAGATGTCAAAGATCTCGTCCGCACAGATCAGATCCACCGACATTCCGTGACCGATAGAAGGGTTCGCCGCGCGCACATACCACTTTGTTCCGTCTGGCATTGTTGCCGAGTTCCGACCGAAAGACTTCATAATTTTTGCGCCGTAACGATTTTCGAGGATTGGTGCTACCTCGTCAAAGAGAAGACAGGCAAGTGACAATGTGTGAGCTGTGGATAGGACTGTTTGTTTTGTGCCTCGGATCTTGGGCATCTCAATCATCCAGAAGAGAATCAAACACTGGATCAAAAGTGTTTTGCCATTCTGACGCGCCACCGATACAAGGCTCGATCGGTGCACAAGATCATCTTCTCCATCTGGAGCATGGGTGAATCCCAGCATCCGCTCCAGACAATGAACTTGCCAAGGCATGAGCTCTACATGAAGCAGCTCTAATGCCATGTCCCCCACAAGTCCAGCCCATGATCCGTCACAGTCCGGCACGATCGTTTCAAGTCTCGGCTGGTCGTGGCTGATCGCCGCTAGTTCAGGCTGGTCTTGGCCAGTTGGGAGAGATACATGGATGGGGCTCGGGGGCATTATTTTTCTGTCAAAAAGAATTGAGTTTCTGTTTTGTATTCGCATTGCTGTTTTTTTGTTGATGTATTCGGCTCCTCGGCGACTGTTGCAAGGTTTGCATGCAGGTACATAGCCGTCGTCTATTGTGCCGCCTTCGTCGTGCTCTACGAGGTGGTCTAGTTCTGTTGCTTCTGCACGCTTGCACCAATGACACATGGGTTGATCGCGTAGGAGTTCGGCGCGTGCGGCTTTGTATTTTTTGCTGTCGTATTCGGTGAGTGGGCGTGCCATGTTCTAAGACCTGCTAGCGCGCGCTGTCGCGCTTGCTCTCAAGTTGCTGTGAGTGTGTTGCATGTCGGGCTCGAGTCTGTTGAGTTTGTTTGTGGTATGTCATCTGTAAGCGTAATGCAAGACAGACCCCTAAAGAGCCCCCCGTCCGTTGCCACACTGGACTCCCTATTCAATTCCTTTACACTCTGCGCTTCGACGCTTTGCCAATCCCTTTTGTGTTGCAGGTTTTGGACGCGCCGATCTAACCAAGTTCCCTTGGATTAGCCCCGTCACTTGCGAAGGTGATACGACCTTGATGCTTGCCAGTTGTAGAAGTATTTATCGTTTCTTTTTGTCAGATCTAATCATCAGGAATGCCCACAAGAGCGTCGCTGTCAGTACCGCCCAGACTGTCTTGCTCATTGCTTTGGCTTCCAATTAGGAATGTATTGCTCAATTATGTCATCGCATGACAGACCATAATCTTCTGCGATCTGTAAATGCACTTTCAATTCCATTACTTCACGCTGTAGGGCGTCGCGCTCACGCATGACTTCCATGTTCAATTTGCGTAAGTCTTGTAGTTGATCGTGGGATCCATAATTGGAGTTATATCGGCTCATGCTTTGCCTTTACATTGTGACCAAACCGAATAATTAGATTCGTCAAAGTGCATCTCAACTTCTATTTCAGGTTGATAAGAAGTAGTTACAAGCATCTTCTCTAATCTTTGTTTGCACACTTTGCATCGCTTTATCTTTGTTTTCATAGTTTCAACCTGTCAATCAATACCCGGCACTGTCCCGATGACAATGTCTCAATCACTACATCATCCACGCCGAGAGTCTTGTGAATGAACTCAAGCAGCTGAAAGTCATCCCATGCTTTACCTCGAGCAAGCGACTTGAGGAATGCAATTTGCTTAGGTGTAGCACCGCCAAAGGTGTCAGGTGCAGGCGTGCTATTGACGCGATTTACCTTTGCCATTTCTTCGGATGAAGCACGCTCGCCAGTGTGTCCCAAGGGCCCATTTGATATGCACCTACCGATTGCGCTGGTACAACAATTTTCTAGGAAAGAAGTTTTATTGACAGGGCTGTTGCCGTATTCTTCATGCGCCCAACCTGTAGATAGAAGGCGTCCGTCATTGTCAAACGACTCGCATCTGAAGATGACTGTAGAGCCGTCGTAGTGCATCATGTTCGTCACGATCTGTCCGTGTGGGTAGGCAGTCCAGAAGCGTTCTAGACGCTGTGCAACGGTCTCATATAGCGAGAGGTCAAAGTGTGCCATTAGAGAGCCTTCCAAACGATCGCCATGTTGCCTGCCAAGGTAGGTCGCTCTAGATCTGTGGCGACAACAAACTTGTCTTTGACCAAGGATCCTCGAGTGGGTCGTACCGTGTT